CTTCAATCTTTTCTTCTGCTACTTCGATTGAACGTTTTAAACCCTTGATTATATCTTGATTAATTGTACTCATCCGAATACTCCTAGAATGGTAAATCATCATCAGATATATCCATAGGGTTAGTTTTTTCAAAACTTGGTGGGATTTGATTTTCCATACTTGCATTGTTTGCAGCATTATCCTTTTTTTCAAGGATTTGAAAACTTTCAGCTACAACTTCAGTCACATAGACACGTTGTCCTTGCTGGTTATCGTAGCTACGAGTCTGAATACGACCTGTAATCCCTACAAGAGCACCCTTTTTGAGCCAATTTGCAAAGTTTTCAGCTTGCTGGCGCCACATGATGCAGCTAATAAAATCAGCTTCATAATCACCCGCTTGATTCTTAAAATTGCGATTCACAGCCAAGCTGAAAGTTGCAACAGCCACATTTGATGGTGTGTATCTTAACTCAGGGTCACGAGTCAATCGACCTATTAACACAACATTATTGATCATTGTTTAATTCCTTTTCCACTTCCTCAATCTCAATACCTTCACAATCAAACACCCAGCCGAAGCCTAAATCTTCTAATTCTTTTCGGGTGAATTTGCTTCTTAATTTGCTTTGTAAAAATCCCAAGAATTTTTCATCTTTAGCACTTACAAGATACTGATCCACTGCTTTTAGTTTCACCCAATACCGCTTTTCTTTCTCGACCTCGTAGCCGAAAAGTATAGCTTTTATCAATCTTTTTCTGTTTTTTACAAAAAAAACAACATCTTCCGTCAAGTCTTTCATCTCAACATTATTATTATCTGTAATTTGATGTCCCCAGCCTGCTCTTGATACATAATATAAAGCCTTTGTAATATCTGAGTCTCTGTCAAAATCAAACGTTTCAAGGAATTTTGCTTCTTCCTCAGATACTTTGACTTTCCCTGGTTCGTCTAGTTGTTCTAAATCTTGAAGAAAAATTTGACGGGCTGTTTCTGCTCCTGGAGCAAACCATACACCTTCAAGTTTTTTGTACTTTTTAACCAACTCTTTTTTATTCATCACTCTACCTCCAAAAGTTCCGGATTTTCGTAAATGTTGCCGATGATTTCCTCGTCTTCAGTCCACGCATACCCACTTAGCAAGCCCTTTAGATATATAGCAGGCATTCCACCTATGAATGTGCCTCCGTATTCTTTTTCTAAACATACTTCATGGTGACATCCTCTTGTACATTTAACGATGTCACCGACGAACACTTCCTTTCCATTTCTGTCAAAAAGTCCTGTTGATTGCATGAGCTCATATTCTTTCATATCCTCTTTTGCAACATTGCCATTTTTGTAAGTCACTTTAACAACTTGTTCATCTAAGACTAGTGCATTAACTTGCACCATTTCTTTAAACACTTTATCCCACGCTCTAAATTTTGGTATCATGCCAAATCCTCCTCTTTGACAAACACTCCATCGATCATCTTCCCTTTTCGGTCTTTGATAACGTTGTATGCTTCGTCTAAACAATTCTCAGCAGTAGTTCCATTTAAAAACGAAACAGTGCTAACAACACTGTCAAGAAACATCAAATCAGCTTTGATTAAAGGAATTTGAGTTTCATTGTGACAGACATGAGCGTATAACTTCTGAGCGATATTGCCCAAACTGGAAACCATCAGCAGCAATTCGAGTTCCTGTTGATTCGCTGAAATCTGAGCGCCATTCTTGATCTGTTGTTCAAACCCAATCAATACTACCTGGATGTCTCCGAGTGCATCGTAGATCAGTTCAGATTTATCCTTTGCAATACCTTCAAACAGTTCTCCTGACTCTTCCATCAACTTCAAGAACTGTTTGACAGGATTTGCTTCATGTAGATTTCTGTCAACAAACCACTGTTGAACCTTGTTTTCTAATTCTGTGTTGTTCATATTCTTCTCCTTAAAATAATTTTATTTGATTCTCATAAGTATCAAGTCTCTGTTTGGCATGGTTAAAGATTCTTTTGTCAAGCTCGCAACCAACATACTCAAAACCTAACTCCTGACAAGCAATCAAGCTACTTGCTGAACCGACATGAGTATCAAGAATCTTATCTCCGTCTTTTGCGTAGTTCTGAAGTAACCAGAAATAAAGATTGATGGGTTTTTGGGTTGGATGAATTCTAACCTCATTCAATACCTTATTTCCTTGCTGAATATGGCCTTCGGATATTGACTTGCCTTGCATCATACCATTCCACATATAGCGAAACAGCCGTGTACTATCATGTAAGCTGCAGTATGCTATCTCACAATCTGAAAAACTTGAATGACCATTAACTTTGTCCCAAACGATACGGCCAGAACCAAAAGAATAGTCGAAGTAGTTCACACCCCAAATAATTTGATTTTTAGATACCCTGAAAAGTTCATCAAAATAATCTCTATTTGGAATTTGCCACTCTGAGGTTTTGCCATACAGTCTATTGACACCAATCGGACTAACTTTTCGACCATAGTATTCTCTTTTTTCTGGACCAGAAAAATAAGGTGGATCAACAATAGCTAGGTCGAAGTAATCATCAGGATATTGTTTCATGATGTCCATACAATCGTTGTTAAAAAACTCTCTCATCAATACCTCCTATCCTTCATCCCGGCTGGATACACAAAGCATCTGCCTGTCGCTCCCTCGAAAATGCGACTTGATAAAGCACCGTTACCGAAATCATCAGAGTAAAGCTCTTTAATCTCTTCGCTACTCAAATTCGTGTTGATAATCGTATTCGTCCGATTATCCAGGATCTTGAACAATATCTGATGTGCCCATTCGTTTCGCTTTGTATCAGCTTTTCGACTCTCTTTCCCAAGGTCATCCAAAAAAAGAAAATCAACCTCAGACAATAGCTTGACCATCTTAGCTTCTGAATACCCATTGTCAAACTCAAAGCTTTCACGAATCTTATCAAATAAAGTCACGACTGACACAAAGAGCACGCTTTTCGGTTCATCATAAGACTTAAATTGCTCATTGAGAAACCGAGCTAATCCATAGGTCAGATGACTTTTACCAACACCAGAAGGTCCTGTGATGATGGCATTTCCAACCGTACCTTTGGCATACTCACGTTCCAATCGCTTCACAAAATTCATAGCCTTTTCATCAATATCAACCTGAATCTCATAGTCATGTAGTGACTTGCTCGCCAGCTTACTTGAAACGATACTGTCACGAGCAAAAACCTCGTAAGTGTCCGATAGCTTGCTTTTAACTTCAGATTCCATATTCAACTGCTTTTCAAAGAGTCGGATGTTCTCTTTCTCACACTCAGGACATTGACTGATTTCCTCAACCTTGCCCTTGATAGGAATCTTAACAGACCAAAGATGGCATCCATGGATTTTACAGACATCATCAAGAACTGTTCTGGTTCTGAATTGTTTAAACTGTTTCATCTAAAAACCTAGCCTTTCATCAACTGCTGATTGAAAAGAGTGAACTTTTTGTGGCATAGGTTGGTTCAGATAATTGTCCATCTTATTACCAAAAAGTGTTTGTGGTTGAAGATACTGTTCATACTCTGTACCTTTCCACTTAGCGACCATGACGTCCACAACCTTTTTAAAATCTTCAAGGACATAACCCTCTTTTAGTCTTGCCTTGATAAATTTTTGATGACTAGCAGTGTCAACCTTGAAATTCTTCTTAGCTTTCAAATTGAGATAAGAAATAACTTCCTTACAAATCGACAATTTATTATTATCTATATCAGTCTTTCTAATATCAGTCTTTATCGTTTGTACTTCTTGCGTATCCAGAGCGGTATTTTCTACGGTTCTGGACGGTATTTTTTCCGGTTCAGGAGGTTCACGCTTGACAATTTTTGGACCAAGGATATAAAGTCGATTTGGTTTAGTCAAGCCCTGACGTTCTTCCCTCAGCAAACCTGATGTCACAAGTTCTTTTTTAATCTTGGTTACCGTTTTCTCCGAACAACCCAACTCTTCGCAAAATTCAGCCGTTGTAAAATACATAAATACTTGACCATTTCGATCATGCCACTTGGACTCCAAAGACAAGTCCAAACGATTATAAAGCAAGGCATACATTATTTTAGCGTTGTTTGATAACTTTTTATAAGGCTCCTTGAAGAGCCATTTAGGCAATTGAAAATATTGAAACTTTTCAACTTCATTTTTAAAATAAGTCTCAGCCATCCTCTACCCCTCCACACTTGAAAATTTTGTGTATTCTTTATGGAAATACAATTTTACAGTCCCGAGACTGCCATGCCGATTCTTTTCCAGGATCAGCTCAGTCACGTTGTTTGCTTCCTGACTATCTGCTTGTTCTTTCTGATAATAGGCATCACGATACAAGAAAGCTACAATGTCTGCATCTTGCTCAATCGAACCAGATTCTCGCAAATCTGATAGCATTGGGCGCTTGTCCTGTCTCTGCTCAACCGACCGACTCAACTGCGATAAGGCTATGACAGGAACCCTCAAATCCTTTGCTAGTATCTTCAATTCCCTTGAAATTTCAGAA